GATCGGATCACCGAGGAAGTGCTGGAACGATCCTACCCCCTGGCCGATGGCTCGGGCCGGCGCATGATGATCAAGATGACCGGCTGCGACAGTGGTGGTCGCGAGGGCGTGACGACCCAGGCGTACAACTACTACCGCAAGCTGCGCCAGGAAGGTAAGGCCGGCCGGTTCCACCTGGTCAAAGGCGATCCCACGCCCAGCGCCCCGCGCACGCGCATCAGCTACCCGGACTCGAACCGCCGCGACAAATTCGCTGCGGCACGCGGCGACGTACCCGTGTTGATGATCAACTCGAACAGCATGAAGGACAGCCTGGCCCACCGCATGGAAAGCATCGTGCCGGGCAAGGGCATGTACCGGACGACCGACTGGTTGCCCGATTTCGTCTACAGCGAACTGTGCGTCGAAGTCCGGCTCCCGAAGGGCTGGGACAACCCCAACGATTCCCGAAACGAAGCCTGGGACTTGAGCTATTATTGTCTGGCGCTCTGCGTGTCCGCACTCCTGGGTGTCGAGCAAATCGACTGGGATAACCCCCCTGGGTGGGCGGTTGACTGGGACGAAAACCTGCTTGTGACTGCGCCATTCCACAACAATCGGTTTGCAGAACAACAAAAAAGTGAGTACGATTTCGCACAATTGGCTGCTTCGCTGGCCTAACTGCGTTCTCGGAAACAACAAAATGGCGTGTCAACCACAGGAACTTGCGGAAGCTCGGGCGGCCTATCACCGCCTGATGATGGGCAAGTCTGTCCGCGAAGTCCGTGACCAGAATGGCGAAACCGTCACCTACACGGTGGCGAACGCCGCGAAGCTGCTCTCCTACATCCGCCAGCTTGAAGCCGCGTGCGGCCAAACGGGCGGAACCGGCTCTGCCTTCGGCTTCATCTTCTGATCATGGAAGTCACTTCCGCCGCCCCCCGTCGAGTGAGAGTCGAACCCCTGAGCGCCATCGAGCAGGGGGCGATGGGTGGCGGCTTGCAGGGTGCCGAACGCACCAGCCGCGAGACGCTGAGCTGGAACCCTTCGATGCGCTCGCCGGACCAGGTAATCAACCTGGTCAAACCCATGGCCGACGCTCGCGGCAAGGACATGGTGCGGAACGACGGCTATGCCACGGGCGCCGTCAACGTCCACAAGGACAGCATCGTCGGGGCGCACTACCGCCTGAACGCGCAACCGAACTGGAAGGTGCTCGGCGCCCCCGAGGGTTGGGCCGAGGAATTCCAGGAAGTCATCGAAGCCCGCTTCAACCTGCTGGCCGAATCCGACTCCTGCTGGCTCGACGCCTCGGGCATGAACACCCTGACGGGAATGGTCCGCCTGGTCGTCGGCGGGTTCGTCTATACCGGCGAAGGCTTGGGCGTGGCCGAATGGTTGCGCGAGTCGATCCGCCCGGTGCGTACCGCGATCCAGCTCGTCTCGCCCGACCGCCTCTGCAACCCGGATGGACTACCCGACGATCGGCATTGGCGTCGTGGCGTCTACAAGGACGAGCGCGGCAAGCCCGTGAAGTACGCCATCCGCAAGGCATACCCGACCGAAACCTACGACGACAAGTCGATGCAGTGGTCGATCGTGCCGGCGTTCAAGCCGTGGGGTCGCCGTCAGGTCATCCACATCATTGAGCAGCAGTTCCCCGATCAGTCGCGCGGCGTGGCCGACATGGTGTCGGCGCTCAAGCAGATGCGCATGACCAAATCGTTCCAGGAAGTCACCCTTCAGAACGCGGTCATCAACGCCTCGTTTGCTGCGGCGATCGAGTCCGAGCTGCCGCCCGAGGTCGTCTACCAGAACCTGAGCGGCCATGACCCCAAAGGCTGGCTGACCCAGGTTGCCGGCTACATGGAAGCCCTGAATTCCTACCTGGGCGCAGCCAACAACATCAAGCTGGACGGGGCGAAGATTCCGCACCTGTTCCCCGGCACGAAGCTGAACATGCAGCCGATGAGCAAGATCGGCGGCGTGGGTGAAGGCTTCGAACAGTCGCTGTTGCGCCATATCGCGGCGGCCCTGGGTCTGTCCTACGAGGAACTGTCGAAAGACTATTCGCGGTCCAGCTACTCGGCGGCCCGTGCCAGCATGCTCTCGACCTGGCGCTTCATGCAGAGCCGCAAAAAGATCGTGGCCGACCGCTTCGCGACGGCCGTTTATGCACTGGTGCTGGAAGAAGAAATCTCGGCCGGCAACGTCCCTCTGCCCCCAGGCAAGACCAAGGCTCATTTCTACGAGCCGCTGATGAAAGAGGCGTACACCGCCTGTTCCTGGATCGGCGCGAGCCGTGGTCAGATCGACGAGCTGAAGGAAACCCAGGCCGCGATCATGCGCATCAAGGGCGGCTTGTCCACCTACGAAGACGAGATCGCCAAGCAGGGCAGGGACTGGCGCGAAGTCTTCGCGCAGCGTGCCCGCGAGGAAGGGATCATCAAGGACAAGGGCCTGCTGTTCTCGATGGACGCACAGCGCGAAGGCCAGCGCGATGCGCAGAACACCATGACCGACGACCGCAATGGCCGATCGGGCAAATCCACTTCCGAGGATGAAGAATGAAAACTTCTCGCACAGCGCGCCCGAATGTGCGCGCCATCCTGGACGGCATGAACCTGCAAGCCGCGATGATCGCGCCGCACTACAGCGGCCTTTCGTCTGCGCTTCAGGAGTTCGCTGACGCCGACTACAGCCTGGAACAAGCAGCCTGGGAATCCCGCAAGAACGACCTGACGATGGCCTACGGCTTCGGACAGGCGAGCGCCGATAAGCCGTTCGCCTTCGCCAACGGTGTCGCCATCATCCCGGTCCACGGCGTGCTGATCAACCGCTTCGCCTACTCGTGGGGCTACGTCACCGGCTACAACTTCATCCGCGCGCAATACAAGGCCGCACTGGGCGACGACGACGTGAAGCTGATCGTCTTCGACTGCAACAGCTACGGCGGCATGGTGGCCGGCTGTTTCGAGACGGTGGACATGATCTTCGACGGCCGCGACGAAAAGCCGTCGCTCGCCATGGTGGACTCGAATTCGTATTCGGCCTGCTACGCCATCGCCAGTTCCGCGACTCGCATGGTCGTCGTCCCCTCGGCCGGCGTAGGCAGCATCGGCGTGGTCGCCATGCACATGAACATCGGTGAGATGCTGAAGGAATTCGGCATCGAGATCACGTTCATCTTCGCTGGCGCTCACAAGGTCGATGGCAATCCCTACGAGAAGCTGCCCGAGGATGTGAAGAAGAACATCCAGACCAGCATCAACAAGAGCTACGCCACGTTCGTCAACAGCGTGGCCCGCAATCGCAACCTTTCGGCCCAAGTCGTCAAGGACACCGAAGCCCGCACCTACGATGCGGACGACGCCTTGTCGCTGGGCCTTATCGACGCCGTGCAAACGCCTTCCACAGCGGTTGCCGCGTATCTCGACGAGCTTTCCGGCTCGGAAGACAACCAGGAGTTCGAAATGAGCAAAGAGCAAACCCAGCCGGGCGCGGATAGTCAGCAGCAGCCCGTCGATCAAGCGGCTATCGCGGCATCCGCCCGCCAAGCCGAACGCGCCCGCATGAACGGGATCATGAGCTGCGAGGAAGCGAAGGACAAGCCCAAGCTGGCCTCGCACTTGGCGATGAACACCGAGATGTCGGTGGACGACGCCAAGGCCGTTCTCGCCGCCGCTGCGCCCGAGAAGCAGGAAGCCGCCACCCCAGCACCTGCCGACCCGCTGGCCGCCGCCATGGCCGCCTCGGGCACGCCCAACGTGGGCGCGGGCGGCGCTGCCGAAGGTGGCGACAAGCAGGAACAGTCGGCCGCCTCGCGCATCCTCTCGGCCCAGCAGGAAGCCACGGGCGTCGATCTGGCGAAGTCCTGATCGCGCCTCGGACCAATCACTTTTCAGGAGAACGTCATGACTCCCTATCCGAACACCCTTGCGGGCAACGGCACCCAAGGCGGCTACGAGCCTTTCCACCTGTTCGCAGGCGAGAAGGAAATCGTCACCGGCCAGCGGGGCGTGCCCGCCAACACGGCTTTCGAGCAATTCGAAGTGGCCGTGGACAACGCTGGCGTGCTGGCGAAGTACACCGGCCAGGCAGATGTCACCCTGGTCGTGGTCGCCCAGCCGATCGCGTCCAGTGCCACGCCGCCCGCCATGGCCCCGGTCTACCTGAGCGCCTTCTTCAACCATGAAGCACTCGTGTGGCCCGCCGCCGTGGACACCCTGGCCGAACGCCAGGCGGCCTTCCACGGCTCGGAAATCGAGGTCGGCCGCCTGCTCGGCTCGACCGAGTATTGATCAGCACTTCCAGGAGAAAAGGAAATGTCCTTCGAAATCTACGATACCGCCACCCTGATGGAAGTGCTGCGCAAACAACGCGGCATCATCCCGTACTGGCTGACCTTCTTCCCGCGCGTGGTCACGTCCGACCGTGAAGAAATTCTGTTCGATCAGGTCACGGAAGGCACCCGCGAGCTGGCGCCGTTCGTCGCTCCCAACGTCCAGGGTCGCGTGCTGCGCAATCGCGGCTACACCACCAAGACCTTCAAGCCCGCCTACGTGAAGCCCAAGCACGTCGTCGATCCGTCCCAGGCGATCCCTCGCCAGGCCGGTGAAGCCCTGGGCGGCTCGCTCAGCCTGGCGCAACGCTACGACGCCCGCGTGGCCGAGAACCTGCGCCTGGAACGCCAGCTCATCGAGAACCGCTGGGAGTGGATGGCCGCCCGTGCGGTGATCGACGGCGCTGTGACCGTGACCGGAGAAGACTACCCCACGCAGACCGTCGATTTCGGCCGCGATCCGTCGTTGACCGTCACGCTGACCGGCGATGCTCGCTGGGGCCAGTCTGGTGCCAACCCGATCCGCGATATCGAAGACCTGCGCCGTCAAGTCCACGACCTGGCGAGCAGCACGATCACGCGCCTGACCTTCGGCCTGAACGCCTGGGACCTGTTCTCGCAGGACGAGCGCGTTCTGAAGCTGCTGGACACCCGCTATCGCGGCAGCGAAACCGAGTACAACCGCGCCATCGCGGAAGGTGTGCCGATGGAATATCGCGGTCGCATCTCGGGCCAGAACGGCATGGGTTCGCTGGAACTGTGGACCTACAGCCAGAAGTACCGCGACGACGACGGCTCGCTGGAAGACTTCCTGGACCCCGACCTGGTGGTGGGCAGCGGTGCCGGCCTGGAAGGTGTTCGCTGCTTCGGCGCCATCATGGACAAGCGTGCCGGCCTGCGCCCGCTCGCGATGTTCCCGAAGATGTGGGACACGGAAGACCCGTCCGTGACCTACACGATGACGCAGAGCGCGCCCCTGATGGTCCCGGTCGAGCCGAACGCCAGCTTCACGCTGCGCGTCACGGACGGCCAGCCGTAAGGCACTGTCGCCTCTTGTAGCATGACCCGCCCGGCCGAAAACCGGGCGAACCTTTCCCAACCGTTTCAAGGAGAACAGCCATGGCAAAGCGGCTGATCAAAGAAGGAATCCTGGTTATTCGCAACGGCAAGCGCGTGCGCCCCGAAATCGGCAAGGTGTTCGACCTGACCGCCGACGAGATCAAGCAACTGGAAGGCGTGCGCCCCCAGGCGATCGCCAAAGTCGGCTCGGTCGAAGAAGACCCGAAGTCCACCCCCGTGGACGATAACCCCCAGGGCGGCGACCAACCCGTCGATCTGAAAGAGATCGACGTGGACGCGCTGGAACGTGCCGATCTGATCGACCTGGCGAAAGGCATGGGTCTGGAATTCGCCAAGAACATCGGCACCGAGAAGCTGGCCGAAATGGTGAAGGCCAAGATCGACGACGACAGCCTGTAATCGGAGAACGTCATGGAAAAGACCCCGAACTTGGGCCTGGAAGTCGGCTCGTTCGCTTTGGACGGCGGCCAGGAAGGCGCCATGAAGCGGAACATGCAGAAGATCGACGAGGCGATCGGTGGAGGCGGTGGCACGCCGTCGAACCCGACGTGGGACCAGATCGAAAATAAGCCTGCCGTGATCGCTGCCGGTGCCGACCAGGGCGAGGCCCGCCAGGCGATCGGCGCGGGTACGTCGAATTTCAGCGGCAGCTACGACGATCTGTCGAATAAGCCGTCGATCCCTGCTGCCCCCGCAGCCGGCACCGATGCGCTGCTGACGAGCGGCACCGACACCACGCAGCGCACCTGGTCGGCCAAGCAGATTGCCGACTACGTGGCGGCGCAAATCGCAGCTATTCCGCCTGCGGGTTGATCCATGAGCGACTGGCGCGAACAGAAGCGGAAAGCGCGTCGAGATGTCCATGACACCATGGCGCTCGACGCGCAGTATTACCCGCAGGCCGGTGCAACGCCGGTCCCTGTTCGCGTGCGCCTGCATTATCGCTTCGACGCCTTCGGTGACGATCGAAGCATGGGTTGGGCCGAGCAACAGGTCGTGAAGCCCCGCCTGGTCTTCATGCTCGACGAGCTGACCCCGGAAGTCACTTTGGAACACGGCGCGATCGTCTACATCGCACCCGGCGAGGCGTATGAGATCGACAACGCGCAGCCGGCCGACGACATCACCGTCACCGTCGAAGCCACTCGCATGCCTCGCCGCCAGCTCGAAAACGCCGGCCTGCCGGTCGGGGTGCTGCCGTGAAGAACTACGTGATCGTGGCCGAGGGCCTGGCCGAACTGGAACGCCTGTCGGATGTGCCCGACGAGATCGTGATGTCGGCCCGCCAGGCGTTGAACAAAGCGATCGACCGCGCCCGCACGCACGCCGCTGCCGAAATGCGGTCGCAGGTGGATTTCCCCGCCCGCTATCTGACCGGCGCCGACGGGCGCCTGCGCATCACCAAGCGCGCGGTGGGGAACGACCTGGAAGCAATCATCGTCGGCCGTCACCGCCCTACGTCCCTGGCCCGCTTCCTCAAGGGCAACCCGACCGCAAAGCAGGTCCGCCGTCGCGGTGGCGCCTCGGTGCAGGTCAAGCCCGGCATGGCGACATTCATGAAGGGTACGTTCCTGGTGCGCCTGCGGGCCGGCAACCAGCTCACCGACACGAAGCACAACCTGGGCCTGGCGATCCGCCTGAAACCCGGCGAGTCTTTGCGCAACAAGAAACAACAAGGCGTACAGCTCGGCAACAATGTGTACCTGCTGTACGGCCCGAGCGTGGACCAGGTGTTCCGCACCGTGGCCGGCGACATGACGCCCGAAGCCATTCGCTTCTTCGAATCCGAATTCAACCGCCTTCGCGTCCTGAAGGGGATATGATGTACGACTACAGCCGCCTTCCGTTCCGCCTCTACCTGCTGCGCAAGCTGACCGACGTGCTCAGCGCCGTGAGCAAGGCTGACGGCTATAATTTCGACCTGGCCGGCCG